TGTCTTGAGCTGATAATGCTCCACTGGTAAAGTCGTGGGACATTTCAAATACGAGTTGTTCCTTACTACCACTCCACAACAAATACCATTCCAACGCTTGACCGATACCAGACTCAATTGAATTAACAATGTTAACCAATGTAGCGGACTCAGCAGCACCACGCAACCGTAATGATTCAGCGGCTTCTACACCCTTCTTCTCTGCAAGCAACTTACTACCAACAGCAGCCATCTGCATCTCTTTACTCTCAATACGCTTTTCAATAGATGCCAATCCAGCTCCTGTGAATTCCAAATAGGTAGCGGTACTGCCTTCTGTTAACATCCAAGGTGTAGTAGATCCAATTGCCAACTCTCCTTCTACCTCTGAATTAAAATCACCACTGATGACAGGTGTAGGTAATGCAGTAAAGTGAGTACCATGCTCCACATCAACAACACTCTTAAAATGACTGATGTTGATCTGTGCCACATTAAGGATGACTGGATCATATACGGAATAAGATGTGTCAAATGAATTAACAAAGGTAAACGGAATGTAATCCAATCGCTTCCCTTTGACCATTGGTTCAAAATCTTCAAATACAACAAACTTCTTATTGCCATCTTCACGCCATAACCGAACAGCATAGTATCCGTTTTCATCAATATACAATTCGCGGTACTGTGTTTCTTCATTGAGCGTATATGGATCCTTTGGATCTTCAACATAAACTGTTTCACTTAAAACAATCAATGAATAATCATTCCGCCAGTTGATAATACAATCATTATCATAGGATACCAAATATGGGGATTGTGTTTCTTCACTGTAATCACAAAGGATACCACTACGACCTGTATTGATAATGTCTTTAATGTTGGTTGCAACAAACTCGTGTAGGTTTAATCCCTGAGAGATTTGAACATCTTCAATAGAACAATCAAATGGCTTACGAAGGATTGCCCCGATCATTCCATCAACAGTCTTCTTCGTTGCGTTAAAATAGACACCACGATTACGATAACTGTCGTACTCTTCTGGGGTCTGTCCTGATAATTTTTGTATGTAATCAAGCACGTCACCACTATATGCGTCCTTGCACACAGTAGATTTCTTCGTGTAATACTCTGGGTGAGTTGCATTAATAGCCATTTGGGTTTCTCCTTATAATTGTTTACTTGTACTTCTTACGATTGTTCTTCTTCTTTTTCTTTGTCATCATCCTTCCCCTTTAACAAATTGATAAACTGTTCCATGTCCATTAAGATGAGAGGCTTGTGGAAATTACGTTTAATAGCAAGGTAATCACTACCATCGCCCTGTTCAAACCACTCCCACAACTGTTTGCTTATACTTTCGCGGTACTTACACTCGATCTTCGCAATAGGTTCTTCGGGTGTTCCAATTACAACATCGCAGTTATATTTACCACCGAACGATCCCGATAAGGGTATTCTTTCAGCGGGGATACCATTGTCAGTTAACTTTGCGGCTACTTCATTCTCGAACCGTCTGCCTTTATCTTTGCTTTTACTCATTGTATTGTGGTATCCTTCTGAGCATAATAAAGATTCATCTGTTCCACAAACACATTCCGCAATTGATTAAAGATAACCTTTTCACGAATAGCAAACTCACTACGGAAGTCACATTGTTCAATCTGATGTTCAATAATCATCTTCAATTCTTCATCGGGATGTTCATACTTACTACATAGGTCCGTAAAGAAATATGCCGCTATCTCATTGGATGTGCGGTCAGCTGGTTCCTTAAGAGAGTATAGATTACTCAATTCCAATATCTGTTTGTGGATGCGATTTATTTCATTTGACATTGGTCTTGATCCTTAAACAGTTTCTGCTTCTTACGATACTCACGGTGGTAAAGTTTCTGGTACTCTTTATACTTCTCGTGGTTCCTTTCACGCCAAGCCATCGCTGTCTCATCAAACTTCTCTTTATTCTGTTTATACATGTCAGAGTAAAAGTTTGGATTCTCCGCAATACGTTTCGCAATATACTTCTTCTGATATTCAACATTACGTAAACGTAAACGCTCTTTCTTTTGTTCTTCTGTTTCATTATTCATTTTAATACCCTTTAAGTTTAACAGCACGATGGTGAGCTCTTACTGGAAATTGTTTAAAGATAAGATAACCAGCAGCATCAACAGGATGATCCTGATCGTGCATCTTGTCTGGCTTACCGTCTTTATCATAGCCTTGTGTCTCCAACGCTTCAACATATACCGGACATTGGTTTATGTTAACATAGTATCGTATCTTACCCTCACCATTACGAAACATCGCGTTCATACTATTTATGCGATCACGAACAGGGGGATTTTTACTATTGTAACGGGTTGTAAAATGTTTCTTTAATAATTTGATATCTGTGTCACTGGCATTGGTTTTCTCACTCTTGCCGCTGCTATCTGGGTAGACTGTTATCTTCCGTCCAGGGTATTGTTTGTTAATAGCTTTGATTAATGCTTCGGTATTACGTTCACCAGTAATCTCTCCCACTGCATAAGCTGAACGGTGGGTTCTTGTTGTTGTTGGTTTGCTGAATTTCAAATCGAATTTGGTCATTGGTTTAAAATCAGAATCCACTGTCTCTTCTATAACATGAACAATGCCACAACACTTACCAACGTTAAAGTCAATGCCGATATGTAGTGGGGCGAGTTCAAGTAATTCCCCTTTGTCGTTGAACTGATCAAAGTCTTGTAGGTTTCTGTGCGTGCTATTTCTACTGCGGTCGAAGTTTTCATATACATTCCCTGTTAATAGATTGGTAAATTTGCCCATAAGATATCCTTCAATAAGGTTATCGGGATATTATTCCAACAGACTGTTAATGTAGCCTGGTTCAAGGTTCTCTTCATTATCGTATGTAGATGCAGTATAGTATTTGCGATCGTCAGTTGATTTACCTTCACGTCTGCGTTCTTCGGGTTCACGTACAAAGAAATCGTATAAGAAGTTAAATCCTTCTGGGGTAGATGTAGTAAAGCCTTGTGGGACCTTTGCGTCTATGTCTCTTAATCGTGACATAAGCATTCGCCACATCTTCAATGCAATCTCTTTCTTTATCGTATCAGCTTCATCCACCCCAAACCACGCAAGGTTAAGACCAACATGGCGTTTATAGTTTTCAGCGGATAGGATGCGTATTGTAGATGTTACAATAGTAGGTTCTTCGTATTCTGTTTCACCAGGTTCTTCAAAGTGTAGGTAGAATGTTGGATAAGGTGTTGCCCGATAATCGTATGGGATGCCATGGTCGTTAAGCATTTCTGATATTGCGGGTTCAAGGACATTTGCTGCCATTGCGTTGGTTGGTTCCAACATTGCTCCTTCGCATCCTTTATTGAGATAAGCAAGTAGAATTCCTTTTGCTACGAAGGAGTATGTTTTACCAGAACCGTATCCACCAACGAATCCACAGAAGCGGTGTTCGAAGTCAGTGACGAAATCGTATTGATGGTCGAGTAGGGATAGGTTTACGTCGGTCATAGGTTACTTCTTCTTTGTTGCGGTAACCTTTGATACTCCTTCGTAGATAACTTTCGGTTGGTCTTTCTGTCCCAACATCTGTTTACCCAGCCATATCTGCATCGTTACGTTATTATTCTCGATTGCAGCCTTTAACTGTGCACGACGAAGTGATTGCTTCATATCTTGATGTCCTTCTTTTATAATAGGTGCAAAACGTCTTACGATCGTTGACTTATCAATTTGGAAGAAGTCCGCAAGTTCCTGGTATGTACATCCAATGGATGCAAGTTTAAATACCAATTCTTCGTCTATTTCTTTCTTTGGTCGTGCCATAATATAACTCCCCGAGTAATGTAGTTGATGATCCCCGATCATCTGAATGTGGGGTATTTATGGTGATGGTAGGTATAGGATTGTAAAAAGAAAAACCCCACGCTATGGTGGGGTTGTATTGTGTGGGGTGAGTGGGTAGTGTTATTCGTCTTCTTCATCTACGATGTAACTTGAAACAATTTCAATCCAGTCATTTTAATAAATTCTTTCACTTGTTTTGCAAATTTGATTGTTAACTCTTCTTCGTCAACTACGATGTAGATGTTTTGCCCTTCAAAATCATTGGTATTCCACTCAAGTCCATAATCACCTTCTCCAAATTGTTCAACCATCCTGTTCCAGAGATCGGCTGATAATACTTGTATTACTTTGTCTGTATCTTCACCAAACTTACCAAGGTCAATGTGAAGATCAGAAGTTTCTACAAATACTGGTATGAAAGGACCTTGTTCGGACGAACCCAAATGGTCTTCCATAACGGTTAAACCAGTAGCAGCACTGAATTTTGCGTATTTGTTCATTTTATTATGCCTCATAA